GTGAGCAAGAAGTTGATCGTCGCGGTCGTCGTGGTGTGGGCCCTGGTGCTCGCCGGCGGCGTCGGCATCGGAGTGGTGCTGCTGACCCGCGGTGACGACGACTCGGGCAAGCCCGGCGCCGACGGCTCCACGCCGCCGTCCACGAAGACGCAGGGCCCCGACGGCCGCACGATCGAGGACTTCTACCAGCAGAAGCTCAGCTGGTCGGCCTGCGGCTCCAACGAGTGCGCCACCCTCGAGGTGCCCATCGACTACCAGAAGCCCGGCGACGGCTCCATCGAGCTCGCCCTCGAGCGGACCAAGGCGACCGGCACCCGGATCGGCTCCCTCGTGATCAACCCCGGCGGCCCGGGCGCCCCCGGCACCTCGACCGTCCGCGACGCGCAGTACTACTTCGCGCCCGAGCTGATGGCGGCGTACGACATCGTCGGCTTCGACCCCCGCGGCACCGGCAAGTCTGCGCCCGTCGACTGCCTCAGCGACTCCGCCCTCGACGCCTACATCGCCGCCGACCCCGACCCGGACACCCCCGAGGAGGTCCAGCAGGCCGAGGAGAACTCCGCCGACTTCTGGGCCGGCTGCAAGGCCCGCTCCGGCACCCTCGGCGGCCACGTCAGCACCGTCGAGGCGGCCCGCGACATGGACGTCCTGCGCGCCGCCCTCGGCGAGGACAAGCTCGACTACCTCGGCTTCTCCTACGGCACCCGCCTCGGCGCGACGTACGCCGAGCTCTACCCGGAGAACACCGGCCGCCTCGTCCTCGACGGCGCCATCGACCCCTCCCTGTCCTCGCGCGACGGCGCCCTCAGCCAGGCCGCCGGCTTCGAGACCGCCCTCCGCTCGTACGTCCAGAGCTGCGTCGACGGCGGCAGCTGCTTCCTCGGCGACAGCGTCGACGCCGGCCTGAGCACCATCAAGGGCCTGCTCGACACCATCGACAAGGAGCCCCTCACGACCAAGGACCCCGAGGGCCGCAAGCTCACCGTCGGCCTCGCGTTCTACGGCCTGATCACCCCGCTCTACGCCAAGGACAACTGGTCCTACCTCGACGACGGCCTCAAGGCCGCCCTCGACGGCGACGGCTCGACCCTCCTCACGCTCGCCGACTTCTACGGTTCGCGCGAGGGCGGTCGCTACACCGACAACAGCCTCGAGGCCATCTCGGTCATCAACTGCCTCGACGACCCCTGGTCCATCACCCCCGACGAGGTCCCCGGCCAGTTCGCCGACTTCGAGAAGGCCTCGCCCACCTTCGGCAAGGTCTTCGCCTGGGGCCTCACCGCCTGCGACGGCGAGCCCTTCACCTCCACCGACGAGCCCGACCTCAAGATCGACGGCTCCGGCGCCGCGCCCATCGTCGTCCTCGGTACGACGCGCGACCCGGCGACGCCGTACAAGGAGGCGGTGGCGATGGCCCAGCAGCTCGAGTCCGCCGTCCTGGTCACCCGCGAGGGCGACGGGCACACGGCGTACAACAAGGGGAACAGCTGTATCGACGACGCCGTCCACGCCTACCTGATCGAGGGCACCGTGCCCCGGGACGGACTCAAGTGCTGAGGTAGCCCCCGGATTCCTGCTCTCGGGTCCGGTCCCGGTATGCTGCCGCGGTCGCCGGTGCAGACCGGTGTCGGCCGCCTTAGCTCAGTCGGTAGAGCGAATCACTCGTAATGATTAGGTCGTCGGTTCGATTCCGACAGGCGGCTCCACCAGAACCGGCCCTGACCAGCGCAAACGCGCAGGTCAGGGCCGGGTTTCGTATCATCGCGACCCTGCGTTTCTCCGTGAAGTAGGCCGGTATCTACGCGAGGTGACGGGCATGCAATCGCTCCCTAGATTGCTCCCCCGACGCCTTCAAGAGAGCGAGGCCCACGATGCCGAAGCCCCTCACCGCCAAGCGCGGCGTCTACGGAGACGGCTCCGTCTACCCCGAGTGCGACGTGCGCTACGGCTGCCCGCCCGTCGAGGACGGCCCGCCGCACCCACGCACCGGCAAGCCCACCCGGGTTCGGCCGCCCCACCGCACCTGCAAGGCACCCTGGGTCGGCTCGTTCACCCACGGTTTCACCGAGCGAGGCAACCCGCGCCGGCACAAGGTCAAGGCGCCGACCGAGGCCAAGGCCCGGGCCCGGATGCGGGCCCGCATGGTGCAGGTCGTCGACAGCGGGGGAGCGGCCGCCAGCGCGAAGACCACCGTGAAGCAGTGGGCCGATGACTGGCTCGACATCGTGGTGCAGACGCTCCGGCCGCAGTCGTACACCAGCTCGTGCTCGTCGGTGCGGAAGTGGATCGTCCCCACGATCGGTCAGAAGCGCCTCTCCGACCTTTCGCCGGCGGACGTCCGCAAGGTCATGAACAGGATGCGGGAGGCCGGCTTGAAGCCGTCGAGCCGCCGCCGTACCCACTCGGTGCTGATGCAGCTGCTGAAGGCGGCCCGGGCGGACGGCCACGCGGTCCCGGCCATCGTGCTGGAGGTCCCGGCGCCGCCCCTGAACAAGCCGGCCAGGACTGATCTGCCGCTCGACCTCGCCGTCGAGATGCTCGTAGTAGCGTCGGAGCAGCCGAGCGCGTCGCGGTGGGTGGCCGCGCTGATGCAGGGGATCCGGCAGGGGGAGAGCCTCGGGCTCTGCTGGTCGGAGATCGACTTCGACCGGCACATTCTGGTCATCTCCCAACAGCTCAAGCCGCTGCCGTACAACGTCCGGTTCGACCGCGACTCAGGCTTCCGGGTCCCCGACAACTACGACGCGAAGCAGCTCGAAGGCCGCTGGCACCTCGTCCGCCCGAAGACCGAGGAGAGCTACCGCATCCAGCCGCTGCTCCCGTGGTTCGAGAAGGCGCTGCTGAAGTGGCGCGACGAGGCCCCCGACTCCCCGCACGGACTCGTCTGGCCGGCGGCCGACGGCGGCCCGCGCGACCCGAAGGACGACGACCAGGCGTGGTACGACCTGCAGGACGAGGTCGGACGCCGCCGGGGTGCGGACGTCCTCTACTACGACGACCCAGACTTCCCCGACGGCCGGCACTACACGATCCACGAGGCCCGACACACGACCGCGACCCTCCTTCTCGAGGCTGGCGTCGACCCCGCGGTCATCATCGCGATCCTCGGCCACGCGTCGATGCTCTCGACGAAGGCGTACCTCCACGTGAAGACGGGGCCGCTCGCCAAGGCCCTCAAGAAAGTCGCGAAGCGCCTGGAGCTCGCGGCCTAGGCCCCCCCGGCGTCGTCGTGGTCGGTAGCGGGACGGGCACGCCACGATCTCCGCCACGCCTCGACGATCACGGGCGTCAGGTCGAGCTCGAGCGCGATCGAGTGCACGCGGTGCCCGACGATCCGCTCGGCTGCCGCGTACTCCTCCGGGGAGATGAGGAGTTGGGCGGCGTACTCCCAGGCGCGGCGCTCAGCGAACGTCGTCGAGCAGTTGTCGTCGTACACGTGGTGGCCGAGCTCGTGGCCGAGGCCCGGCACGAGCTGGCGGACGCTGAGGTTGCGGTTCAGGTCGATCCGCCGGTACCGCCTTCGGTACTGGCCGTGGCGCGTAGGGCCGAGGTCGACGTACTTCACCCCGACGCAGTACTCCGAGCAGAGGTCAAGCAGACGCGCGAAGCGCTGCTCGTTCGCGTTCACCGCACCGTCATGCTCGGCCAGCGTCTCCGTTCTCCGGCGTCCCACCCGTCCCAGCGACGTGAGGCTGACGCACCTCAGGTTGTACAGACCACCCCCGACAGAACGCAGGTCGAGCAGCGTCACGGGAACTCCGGGGCTTCCTGCTCTTCCTCGATCGTTCCCTCGGAGTCGTGAGCAGCGATCTCCTCGTGCTCATCCTCGAGGGCGGCAATCTCAGCGGCTCGTCGAAGAAGCTCTGCCGGGTCGACGCCGAGCGCGACGCCGAGGGAACCCAAGTCGCGAACCGTGAAGACGATGTCCCCCGCCAGGCGCGCATTCAGGTACGTGTGGGTCATGCCTGCGGCGGCGGCGAGTGCGCGCGCGCTTCGGAGCTTCGCGTCCCAACGAGCCTGCTCAATGACGGCCGGCATCGCCGCGGCGAGGCGCTCTCCTTGTTCACGGGCTGCATCCATGCGGGCAATTCTCGTGCAAGTTGGAACGATTGTAAACATTCTGGCACGAAGGCTTGACAGTGGAATGAATGCGTTCCAAGATTCTGGCATGAGTTCGTTCCAGGGCGGCGCGGAGGCCGCGAGGGAGGCAGGCGAAGCTCGGGCAGCGCACGTGGCGGCTGAGATCCGGGCGGAGATGGCCCGCCAGGACAAGAGCAAGGGCGAGCTCGCCCAGACGCTCGGGGTCACGCTCAACACCGCCAGGAGCCGCTACTACGGCACGCAGCCCTACGACCTCGTTGAGCTCGTCCTGGTCTCGCTGTGGCTCGGGGTCTCGTTCGACAGCTTTGCGGCGGTGGCCTAATGGCGACCGCGAAGAAGGCCCGGGCGGCGAGTTCAGCGGGCGACGTGCCGCCGCGCAAGTGGCTGCCGGTCGAGGACGCCGCGGCGTGGTGCGGCATGGCGCCGGACACCCTCGCGCTGTACGCCCGTACTCCTGGGACGCCCATCCGCCGGAAGCGTCAGCACACCCGCGGCAGCAAGCACCTCTACAACGTCGCCAGCCTTGACGCCTGGATCGAATCCTGGGAGGACGCATGAGCGTCCCGATCCCCGGTCTTCGGGTCCTGGCCGCAGTCGCGACCGGCGCGGTGCTCGTAGGCCGGCCCCGCGGGGTCGTGCACGTCCACCGCGGCGACCTCACCCGCAGCGGCCACGCAGTCCCGGCCACGGCCCGCCCCGTCTGCGGCGTCCGGTCGCGGCGCCTGCGGGTGTTCCTCGACGCCACCCAGGTCGGCCGGCTGGTCGGGTTCACCGGCGCCGCGGGCGACGACCTCACGATCCTCACCCGCGGCGGTGCCCGGCGTCTGTGCCGCACCTGCACCGCCCTGCTCCCGGCCCGTCTGGGGGGCGGGTCGGGAGCACTGGTGTCGCGGGAGGACTGGCTCACGGCGTACGCCGGCCTGACGACCTCGGATCTCCTGGTCGCCGCGTCCTGGGCCCGGACGGTCGACGAGACCCACCAGGTCCAGCACGTCACCCAGATGCTGTTCGGGAGCCGCCACCAGGCACCCGAGCTCCACAAGGCCATCGAGGCCCGCCGGCAGGCCCTGGTCGCCGCGACCCGCACCGCCGACGAGATCGCGGCCGCGCGGGCGTACCGCGCCGCCGAGGACCACAACCGGCGGCTCCTGCTCACCGCGCGCCGCACCGAAGCACTCGTCGAACGCGCGCAGCGCAAGCGCCGGGCCGGCAGGTACCTGATGCCCAACGAGCGCGAGGCCCTCGCGACCGGCTGACCACCTCAGCCGCACCACCACCCGCACGTCCCTGCAAACGCAGCGGCGTCTCCGACCCAACGCCTGGCAGCAGCGGTCGGAGACGCCACCAACCGAAGGAGTGTCCCACGTGGAGACCACGACCACCCGGATCACCGCGGCGCCTTGTGGCAAGGACCGCCACGGCAACCCGCTCGCCGAACGGACCTACGAGGTCGACGGCCGCCGCGAGGACTGGGGCGACGGCCGCACCCGGGTCTTCGTCCGCCGCCGCGACCTCGACGCGCGGCCCGGTCAGCAGTGCTTTGCCCCGGAGCTCGTCCGGACCGACACCATCAAGGAGGCCGCCGGCGTCCAGCCGGTCGAGGTCGGCGACACCGTCCGCATCGTCCGCGGCATGCACGCCGACCGGCTCGGCAAGGTCACCCACGCTGGCGCGACCGCGGTGCACGTCGAGATCACCCGGCCCGTGCTCGCCGCCGAGCAGGACGGGGCCACCGAGACCGCGACCCTGCCGTTCTCGCGCCGTGAGCTGGTGCGCGTCGCCCCCGCGGCGGTGAGCGCATGAGCCCGGCCAAGGCCACCATCGCCGTGGTCGCCGGCATCGCCGCGTGCGTGGCGCTCGGCGTCGGGATCTGGGGGTTCCGGGTCGCGACCTCGGAGCCGAAGGGTCGCGGCGACGCGGTCATCGAGAAGAACTCCGCGGCCAACTGGACCACCGCGCAGGCGCGGTTCGAGTCCCTCTACGCCGAGATCGTCGCAGCGGACCGCAAGGTCACCCTCGCGCACGAAGCGCTCGGCGCCGACCCCGGCAACCGCACGGCCCGCGACACCTACTACGGCACCCGCACCGTCTGCCTGTCCATCGTCGCCGACTACAACGCCGCCGCCCGCACCTACCTCGCCGCCGACTTCCGCTCGGCCGACCTTCCCGCGCAGATCGGCGACGCCGATCCCGCCACCGACTGCAAGGAGTGACCCGTGAACGTCAAGAAGATCGCCGCCGCCGTCCTGACCGGAGCCCTGCTCGTCGGGGCCACCGCGTGCACGAGCAGCGAGTACGAGAACCGCAAGAAGGCCCAGAGCGCCGCCCTGAAGAACTCGCTCGAGCAGGCCAACCTCAAGGAGAAGCTCGACCGCGAGAACGACTCCTCCGCCATCCGCTACGTCTACCTGATCTCGTTCGCCAAGCCCATCGGCTACTACGTCATCAAGGGCAAGGTGTCCTCGTCGGGCTCCCAGCTCGCCCCCGAGCAGGACCTCATCCGCAGGTCCGGAGAGGACTACGTCCTCGACAGCGCTCAGGACGACGGCACCTACGGGTCCGGCGATCCCGGGATCTTCTTCTTCCTCGGCGACGGCACGATGGTCTCGACCACCCTCGACTACATCGAGGCCGACGCGCCTCTGCCGATCGACGTTCCCCGTCTCGGTGGCAAGCCGTGAACGCCGACCAGCTCGCCGGCCTGGCGATCCTCATCGGCATCGGGTGCCTCGGCGCTACCGCGTGGCGGCTCTTCGCCGAGATGACCTCGCCGGCCGACGACGAGGTGGCCTGACATGGCCGAGGTCCTCACCACTGCCACCCAGAATGTCCGCGCTGCGGCGCTGGTGCTCGACCAGGCCGAGCGTGTCGGGCTGCCGGACCCGGTGTCGCTGACCGCGACGCCGGAGTACGACACCGACGTCTCGCGAGGCCGGGCGCACGTGGAGCTGCTGTTCACCAGCCACGCCGCGCTCGGCGAGTGGGCCACCCACCTGCAGGCCGAGATCGTCGAGGGACCCGGCTCCTACGCCCTGCCCTCCCGTACCTGGCACTACGGCGCGACCGGCGAGTGGCTCGGCGTACAGCTCAGCCTGACTGCCGTCACCCGCACGCCCGCGCCCTCCCCGGCTGGAGCGGTGACCGATGTTCGTTGAGCTCACCCCCACGGTCCTGGTTGACCCGGCAGAGGTCGCCGTTGTGACCGACCACCCGGATGGCGGGTCTCGGATCTACCTCCGCGGCTCGGGCTTCCAGCAGTACCTCGTCGTCGACCGCCCAGTCGCCGAGGTCGCTCTCGCGTTGCTGAGCCGCCCGCGCGTGCGGCCTTCGACCCGCGATGCCCTGACCGGGATCCACCCGGACGGAAGGCGGCGATCGTGAGCCTCCCGATCATCGAGTGCACCCCGACCGGCGCAACGCGCGCGGCGATCGAGGAGGGCTGGCGCGCGCACGCTGCCGCGACCGAGGAGCACGGCCCCAGCGACGTCTGGGACCGCCAGGTCATCGACGCCGCGATCCGCGCGTTCGTACGCCAAGGCCGGCCGTTCTCCACCAACGACTTCCGTGACCTTCTCCCCGAGGTCCGCACCTGCCTGATCTCCAGGCGGCTCATCGCCGCGCAGCGCGCCGGCTGGATCCGCCGCGTCGGGATCACCCCCTCGACCCTCAAGTCCACCAAGGCCGCCCTGGTGCGCGTCTACGCCCCGATCCCTGGAGCCCTCGATGACTGAGCACATCACCACCGTGCCGCTCGAGCACGTCCGTCCCCACCCCGACAACCCGCGCCTCGCCGCGGTCGCCGACGAAGCGCTCGTCGAGTCGATCCGCCTGCACGGCCTGGTCGACCCCGTCCTCGTCGCCCCCGACCCCGAGAACGACGGCCAGTACGTGCTGCTCGACGGCGCCCGCCGCTACGACGGCCACCGACAGGCCGGCGCCACCAGCATCCGCGTGCGGGTGCGGGAGGACCTCATCACCCAGGCCCAGCAGATCGAGGTCATGGCCATCACCGGCCTGCAGAAGGAGCTCCTGTCCCCGGTCGAGGAGGCCCGCGCCTACGAGCAGCTCCAGCTCATCGGGTACGACGAGGCCGCGATCGCGTCCGCGGTCGGCTACTCCAAGACCCGGGTCAAGCAGCGCCTCCGGCTCGGCGCCCTGCCCGAGCAGGCCCAGACCTCCGTCCACCGCGGGCAGGTCACCCTCTCCGACGTCGAGGCGTTCCACGAGTTCGCCGACGACCCCGCCGCGACCGCGCAGCTCGAGGAGGCCCTCGGCGGCGACGACTTCGCGATGACCGTGAACGCGCTGCGCTCGCGCCGTGCCCGGGTTGCCCGGCACGGCGAGCTGATCGCGGAGTTCACCGCCGCCGGCGCCCGCCCCCGCGCCAAGGGCGAGGCGGGTCTCAGCATCTCGCACCCGATCTGGGAGGGCACCGAGTTCGCCGACGCCTCGACCCACCGCGCCGCCGGGTGCCTGGGGTACGCCGACTACGGCCTCGACTCGTTCACCGAGCCCCGGCTGGTCTGCCTCGACTCCGGATCGCACCAGGCCAAGCCGGCCGGGACCGGGCCGGGGTCGGCGATCTCCACGCCGGTCCCCCCGACCGAGGCGGAGGTCGCCGCCGCAGAAGAGGCCGAAGCCCAGCGCGTCGCCGAGGCCGCGGCGCGCGCCGCGGCGGCTGAGCAGCAGGCCGCCGCCGACCGGGCGCGCCTGGACTGGCTCTACGACCACTTCGTCGCCCTGTTCCCCGTCAAGGGCAACACCGCGCTGGTCGCGACCCTGGCCGGCGTCCTCCCTGCGAGCGTCTGGCACCTCGACGACCGCGCCGCGCTGGACGCCCTCGAACAGGACGCCCCTGCGGACTGGCGCGAATGCGCGCTCACCCTGCGGGCCACCCTCGCCGGCCTCGCGACCGCGAAGCCCGCCCGGATCCTGCGAGCCTTCGCCCGCCTCACCGCCGCCCAGGTCGCGGAGTCCCTCATCGACGACATCCACGAGGACCGCGACGTCTCCGAGCACGCCGCCCAGCTCGCCGGATGGGACTGGCTCGCCGGCGTCGGCTACCCGATGCCGCAGCCGGACCGCGACCGCCACGCCGCGCTCCGCGCGCTGGTCGACGCCAAGCGGGCCAACGCCGAGGACGGTGCGGCGTGAGGACCACAACCCGCACCCGGGAGTGCAACCGCGGCTGCGGGATGTCCGTGGTGCTCGCCCGCCGCGTCGACACCAACCGCTGGGTGCCCTACGAGGCCCGGCCGGTCGACGGCCCGGCCCGCGCCGGCTGCCACGTGCTCGTCAACGAACAGGCGTGGAAGCCCCTCGCGCTGGCCGAGCACTTCCAGGTCCAGTTCGAGCTCCCCTCGCTGGAGAAGGCGCGCGAGCTCGTCGAGGAGTACCCCCACCACCGCCCCCACCTGCACCTCACCACCGAAGGAGCCGACCGAGCATGACCGCCACCACCGACACCGAGGGCGAGACCGACGTCTTCTGGTCGCCCCTGTTCGAGGAAGTCCAGCACGACATCACCTTCAAGCCCGGGTACCGGCTGCTGCTCAAGCCGTCCACCGAGGAGATGGGCACGCGCTGGTACTTCCAGGTGGAGTCCCAGCGCCGCGACGCCGTCACCGGCGAGATGGGCACCGGGCGCGGCGGCAAGCGGTTCCTCTCCCCGCACGCGTGCCGCAGCGAGCTCACGCAGACCGCGCTCGCGCTGTTCCTCGCCTACGAGGAGCACGAGGTCCGCGAGCACTTCCGCTACCGCGGCCGCCAGGTCTACGGCCCCCACATCAACGTCGAGGCGCTCTGGGACATCGCCCAGCGCACCGAGGTCCGCCAGGACACCACCACCGAAGGAGACACCCACCCGTGACCACCCCGCACCAGCGCCCCGCGCTCGACGTCCTCGCCGAGCTGCGCCGTGGCCGCCTCCAGAACGAGCTCACCGAGGGTCTGCACGACCTCATCGCGGCCTGCACCGAGACCGGCCGCAAGGGCGAGCTCCTCCTCAAGCTGACCGTCGACCCGAAGAAGGTCGGCGACCACGAGACCCCGCGGATCGAGATCTCCGACCAGGTCGTCGTCAAGCGCCCCCGCCGGCTCACCGCCCCGTCGATCTTCTACGTCTCCGACGACGGGAACGCCGTGCGCAACGACCCCAACCAGGAGGAGCTCGGCGGCCTCCGCGGCCTCCCCTCCGACGCCGGAGCCGACACCGGGTTCCGCGACGGCCGCTCGGCCGCCGCCAACGACCGCTGACCACCCACCCACCTCAACCGCACACCCCTGAACCAGGAGCACCGACCGATGACCAACTACTCGACCCCCGACCACGCCACCGACACCGAGGCCGCCGTCCGCGCCGGCATCGCGATCGCCCCGCCCGCCCCGCTCGGCGACAGCGACCGCTTCTTCGTCCAGACCGTCCCGGCCGGCGCGGCCACCCACGTCCACGACCTCCGCGCGCTCGCCGAGCCGCTCGCCGAGTTCCCCTACCGCAAGAAGGGAACCGTCCACGTCCACGACGCCCGCTCGTTCGTGGAGTACGTCGAGAAGCACCAGCTCAGCGGCACCGAGGTGTGGGCCGACCTCAGCCGACGCAGCCTCGTCGCCGTCATCAACGCCGGCGACGAGTCCGACTCCGCGTCCGACGAGGGCGTCGCCGGCCACGGCGACCACCGCGTCGTCCTCGAACTCCTCCACTCCGACGAGTGGAAGACCTGGACCAACCGCGACAAGGAGTGGCTCGACCAGGCGACCTTCGCCGAGCACCTCGAGGACCACGCCATCAACGTCGTCTACCCCGACGCCGCGACCATGCTCGAGATCGCCGCCAGCCTCCAGGCCACCCGGACCGCCGACATCAAGGCCGGCGTCCGGCTCGACAACGGCCAGGTCCAGCTCCGCTACGAGGAGACCGAGACCGCGACCGCCGGCCAGACCGGCGAGCTCGAGATCCCCACCATCTTCGTGGTCGCCCTCGCGCCCTACGTCGGCGCCGAGCCCGTCGAGGTCGAGGCCAGGTTCCGCTACCGGCTCCGGCAGGGCAACCTCCTGCTGTCCTACGCCCTGCTCAACCCGGCCGACATCGCCCGCAGCGTCTTCACCGCGATCGTCGACGACGTCCGCGGCGCCGTCACCGCGCCCGTCCTCCTCGGCCGGCCGGAGTGAACGGCCACCGCCACCTGCGCGTGGTCGCGGGCAACATCGGAGACGGTCAGCGGGAGGTCGAGTTTCAGCCGCTGACCGCCCCGAGCCCCAAGGCACCGGTCGAGACCCCGGCACCCGCCACGGCGCCGGAGGTCGAGCCTGCGCGGGAGCCGGTGCCGGCATGAGCAACTTCGACGGCCGACCGCTGTACGTCGGGCACCTGACCGGCCTGCGCTCGTTCCTGGTCGACGCGGACGGACAGCTGCGATCGCGGGTGATGTACGAGCCGTTCACCACTGGCGAGAACGTCGCACGCTGCGGTGGGCCGTTGGCGAGCCTCACGGCGTTCAGCCGCGCACTCACTCGGGTGTTCGGACAGACGGTGGCCGGCGCCGCGATGGCGCCGGCCACCGGCGAGCCGTGCGTGCCCGGCGAGCACCACGTGGCTGGTCTCCGGGCGCGCTGCGGGTTCTACGCCTACACCGACAGCCGAGCGGGCGACCACCACCGTCCTGAACTCGGCACCGTCCAGGCGATCATCAAGGGCTACGGCGTGATGACCACCGGGACCCGCGGGTTCCGCGCGGAGAAGGCCCAGCTCGTCGCGGTCGTCGTCCCTCGCCGGAAACGAGGCTGGCAGTCCTCCGGCCGAGTCGGCTGGGCCGGCGTCGCACTGCTCAACGGGGCTGCGCTCGCCGCCGGCATCACGGTCGGCAGGCCGAGTGCGATCGCCATCCTCAACGCCATCTTCGTCGTGCTCGGCACCTTCCAGCTCGGTCGTCGAGTGCGTCGGCCGGAGCGGCAGAGGGGCTACGACCGCGTCGCCTCGCAGTACCCCGGCGTACCGATCTACCGCACCCTCGCCACGGCTCTGGCCGAGCACCCGCTGACCGCGCCGCCGCCCGCCAACACCACGCCGCCCCGGACCGGCGCCAGGTACGTCTACTACACACAGGACGAGACCACCGGCGCGCTCCCGCACGACCTGACCGGCCTGGTCAGGGACCGCGGCGCCACCCGGAGCACCTACGGCGGCCACGACCTCGGTGTCCACTCGCCAGCCCCTGAGGGCGACCGCCCATGACGCCCGCTGACGTAGCCGTCCTCCTCTTCAACGTCCTGCTCATCGTCGGTCTCGCCTTCGCGGCGTGGATCGACACTCGCTCCCGGAAGGACCACCGTTCGTGAGTCGCAAACCCACGACGTCGCAGGTCGCGGTGCACCGGCCGGCCGTCCGCCGGCGCCGGTTCCGCCACGACGACCCGACGTGCCTCGACCTGTTCTCGGGCTTCGGCGGCATGACCCAGGGCGCCGAGGACGCAGGGTTCATGACCATCACCGCCGCGAACCACAAGGCCTACAAGATCGAGATCCACGAGGCCAACCACCCCCACGTCGAGCACTGGATCGCCGACCTCGTCGACCAGGAATCCCCGGCCTACCACTCCGTCCGCGAGCTCCCGTACGCCGACCTTCTCCTCGCCGGCGTCTCCTGCGTCAACCACTCCCAGGCCAACACCAAGAAGGCCTACGCCGGCGCGGTGTCCCTGTTCGATCTCGAGGACCCCGACTTCGAGGAGCGCGTTACCCGATCCGAGCGCGACCGGGCGACGGCGAACTGCGTCCTGCACTACGCCGACCAGCACCACCCGAAGCTGATCCTCGTCGAGTGCACCACCGAGCTCACGTCGTGGGGCCCTGCGATCCCGGGGAAGCGGAAGGTCGGCGACGGCACCACATTCCAGTGGTGGCTCAAGCAGTTCGACAACCTCGGCTACAAGCACCGCATCCTCTACCTCAACTCGATGTTCTTCGGTGTGCCGCAGTCGCGCGACCGGCTCTACATCGCGTTCTGGGACCGCCGCCTGCCCACCCCGGACCTCGACCACCGACCGATCGCCTGGTGCGGCCGCTGCGACGACCACGTCGAGGCGGTCTGGTCCTGGAAGACCGGCGTCCCGCCCACCGGGTCCGTGCGCTACGGCAAGCAGTACAACTACCGCTGCCCCTCGTGCCACACCGAGGTCATCCCGGCCGCGACCCCATCCCTGCACGCCCTCGACCTCAGCGACCTCGGGACCCGCATCGGGGACATGAAGCTGAAGACGATCAAGGACAAGAAGACCGGCGAGGTCTACAAAGCCCCTCTGGCGCGCGCCACCCTCGCCCGGGCCGAGCGGTGCCGTCAGCGGTTCGGCGAGTTCCCCGCCGTCCTGATGCCCGCCAAGGCCCGGCGCGGGTCCGAGCGCCACCCGTGGCAGCCCATGGCGACCCAGACCTCCCAGCAGGAGACCGCGGTCCTCTCCACCGGCGCCCTCATCGCCGCGGCCGGCAACACGTTCGAGCACCCCGGCTCGACCTGCAGGACCCGCGACCTCACCGAGCCGATCCCGACCCAGACCGGCACCAACACGCAGGCGCTGCTCACCCCGCCGATCGCGATCGCCGTCGACAACTACCAGGGCGCGCCCCGCGGCGCCGACGAGGCGCTGCCGACGCAGGGCGGCTCGGAGACCATGGCGCTCATCTCCGCCCGGGTGATGCCGAACCGCACCAACGCCACCTCGCGTGGCCCCGGAGAGCCTATGGAGACCATCGTCGGCGGCGCCGGCTCCGGCGGCCTCGGGGTGCTCTCCTCCGGCGTGCTGCCCTTCCGTCAGAACACGGTCCCCACCACTCACGCCGAGGCGATGCCCACCGTCACCGCGGAGCAGATCCCGGGCATGATCACAGCCGCCGGGACGATCAAGAACAACGGCTCGATCGACGAGGCGAAGTACCGCGCCCATCCTGTTACCAACCCCCTCGGCACGCTGACCTCCGATCCCCAGCAGTCGCTGCTGTTCTCCGGATGGTTCAAGCAGAACGGCTCCGAGGGCACCGAGACTGCCGCGCACCCCGTCACCGACTCCCTCGGGACCCTGACCTCACGCGACACCACAGCTCTGCTCCAGGCGCAGTGGCAAGCCGCGCTCGCCGACCTCCAGCTCGAGGACTGCTACTTCCGCATGATGCGGGAGCACGAGGTTGGCCGCGGCTGCGGGTTCGACGTCGACTTCGCCGGCCACAAGGGCACCTTCGTCGTCTGGGGATCCGCACGGGACCAGGTCGACGGCTTCGGCAACGCCGTCTCCCCGCCGGTCGGCTCCTGGATCTGCCGTCGGCTCCGCCCGATCTATCACGGCGAGGTGGCGGCGTGAGCACCGTGTTCGCGTACTACGGGTCCAAGAACTCGATCGCGGACGAGATCGTCGAGCTGATGCCCGCTCACCGCGGGTACGTCGAGCCCTTCGCCGGCTCGCTCGCGGTGCTCCGGGCCAAGCCGGCATCGCCGTTCGAATGCGTCAACGACCTCGACGGCGACCTCATGACCTTCTGGCGCGTGCTGCGCGACCGGTTCAAAGATCTCGAGCGGCTCGCCGCCCTCACGCCGCACAGTCGGAGCGAGTACGACGCCTCCTGGCCCATCGACACCGACGACGAGCTCGTCCGCGCCTGGCGCGTCTGGGTGAAGCTCTCCCAGGGCCGCGGCGGCCAGCTGCGCCCGACGGGCTGGCGCTACCACGAGATCACCCGCGGCCGAGGTTCCGGCATGCCGACCACGCTGGCTGGCTACGTCGGCCGGTTCGCTGCGGCGGCGGACCGACTGCGCAGCGTCTCCTTGGAGAGCCTGCCCGCGCTCGAGCTGATCGACCGCTACGGCCGTGACCCCCAGACCCTGTTCTACGTCGACCCGCCGTACCTCGGCGACACCCGGTGCCGGACCGGCTACCAGATCGAGATGCACCGCGAGGACGAGCACCGCGAACTCGCTGAGGCGCTGCGGTCCTGCACCTCGATGGTCATGGTCTCCGGCTATGCCCACCCCCTGTACGACGACGACCTCTACGCCGGCTGGTACCGGCACGAGATCGCCGCCTACACCGGCCAGTCGAACAACGGAGCCGGCCACCGCACCGAGGTGCTGTGGGCGAACGTCCCCATCGGCGAGCCCCACCTCTTCTCAACCAGTCCTGCAGCCGAGGAGGAAGCGTGAAGGCGATCTGCATTCGTCAGCCCTGGGCTGGCGCTGTTGCGCTCGGGTGGAAGTTGCCCGAGAACCGGTCCCGGATGTTCTCCCACCGCGGCCTCACCCTGATCCACGCCGGGCAGCGTCTCGCCGACAACTACCCGATGGTCGAGGCGACCTTCGCCGGCGCCGGCCGGACCATCCCGAACCTCGGCGTCACCGGGGACACGGCATGGGCGTTCGGCGCGATCATCGCGGTCGGTGACCTGTACACCGCGCACCGCGGCTGTGACGGCTCCTGCGCTCCTGGGTGGGCGCAGCGCGGCCAGGTCCACCACCTGTTCCGCGACGTGCGGCTCCTGACCCGGCCAGTGCCGGCGGACGGCCGGCTCGGGCTCTGGACCCCGGAGCCCCACGTCCTCGCCGCCGTGGAGGAGGCGATGCCCCGATGAGCCCCGACGAACGCGCCGTCGCGGCGCTCCCCACGGCTGCGGCGCTGGTGTGCGCGGTCGCAGACCGCGACCAGGCCGAGGTGCACCGGATCCTGGGCCAAGTCGACGACTGGCCCGCTCTCGCGGTCGTGCTGGCCGGCCACGTATCGCCGGACAGCGCCCTCGGGCTGGTCGGCCAGCTGTCCCCGGAGACGAAGGCCGTGACGATCCTGCGGGCTGCGGCGAGCCAGTTCGGCACCACGATCGCCGCGATCCGCTCCGACTCCCGCCAACGGGCCGTGCTCGACGCCCGGGCGGTCGCGATGGCCGCGATGAGGTACGCCGGCCTGTCGTCCACCTTCGTGGGCCGCCAGACCAACCGCGACCACACCACCGTGCTCCACGCCGCCGGCCGAGTCGGAGAGAACCCTGCGCTCCGCAAGGCCGCGCTGACCATGGCTGCGCTCGTCGGGGAGCGCGGCGCCGAGCTCGGCGACATCGGAGACGACCGGCCGGCGGCGGTCGCATGAACCAGATCCCCAAGGTCTCGGTCGCCCCGCACGACGGCGGCTGGTCCACCTCCTGTCCCGCCGCCGGCTGCGGGTTCGTGTTCTGGCACATCCGCCGCGACGTCGCTGACGAGCAGGCCATCACCCACCAGCAGGACCACATGAAGAAGGGAGGGCGGGTCTGATGGCCTGGTTCAAGGTCGACGACAAGCTCCACGACCACCGCAAGACGCGGAAGGTCCGCCGCTCCCACCCCACGAAGAAGCGCGACGTCGCTCCGTTCGGGATCTGGGGTCTCGCGGGCTCGTGGTGCGGCAGCAACGACACCGACGGCTTCATCCCGCTCGAGGTCCTCGAGGAGTGGGACGACGACGCTGAGGGGCTCGCGGGCCGGCTCGTCGCCGCCGGCCTCTGGGTCGACGACGAAGTCGATGGTGAGCGGGGCTACCGGTTCCACGAGTACGCCGAGCGGAACCCGGTCAGCGGCGAGGACCCGGCCGACTACGGGCGCCGCGGCAACCACGTCAGGTGGCACGAGGCTCGCGGCGTCATCGACCCGAAATGCCCGTTCTGCTCACCCCGAATCGGGGGCGATCATCGGGGCGAATCGGGAGCCGAATCCTCCCGGCCCGGCCCGACCCGACCCGACCCGACCGCTGCCGCAGGCGATCGAGCGGCCGCGGCGGCTGTGGACGGGCCTGTGGACAACCACCACGGCAACGTCGCCATCGAGATCCTCGCCGACAAGCTCCGCCAGCACACGCTGCTGCGCACCCTCCGCACCGACAAGCTCACCGAGGACTGGGAGACCCGCATCGTCGCGCTCATCGAGCGCCACGGCGACCAGCGCCTCGTCGACGCCGCTCTCGCCGGCCTCCGCCGCGACGACCCGCCACGGCTCATCCAGGCCTTCGTCGGCGCCTGGGAGGCCATGCCCGCCGCCGGCAAGCGCGTCGCCGCCGTCCCCGCCCCGACCTGCACCGAGCCCGGACACACCGGCACCACCCGGCACTGCGTGCAGTGCGCCTCCGAACGAAAGGCAGCCCGATGACCACCACCCGCCCGCCGATCTGCTTCGTCGACACCGAGACCGATGGCCTGCACCACGGCCGGCAGGCCTGGGAGATCGCGATCATCCGCCGCGACACGGACCCGGACACCGGTGACGGCGTCGAGCGGTGGACCGAGTCGACGTGGCACGTCCTCGTCCACCTGCCCTCGATGCGGACCTCCGACAACTTCGCCCTCGCCAAGGGCGGTTTCTGGGACCGCCACCCGACCGGCCGGCAGCTCTCCGGGAAGCCCGCGATCCCGACCGACGTCCCGCTGGTCTCGGCCCGGGCCGCGGCCCGGGAGATCGCCGTCCTGACCCACGGCGCGCACATCGTCGGGGTGAACCCGACCTTCGACGTCGAGATCTTCGCGTCCATGCTCCGCGCTGAGGGTCTGACCCCGCAGTGGGACTACCACCTCGAGGACCTGGTCGCCGAGACCGTCGGCTATCTCCGCGGCGGCCGAGCGACCGCGGACGCGATCTCGCCGGCCCAGTGGGCTCGGACTGCGCCCCGCAGCGTCACCGATCTCCCGTGGAGGTCTGACGAGCTCGCTCGAGCGGTCGGCGTCGAAGACCTGCCCGAAGGAGAGCGGCACACGGCGCTGGGTGATGCCCGGTGGGCACGGCGCTGGCACGACATCCTCGCCAGCTTCGCCGGATCGGTGGCGCTCCGGTGACCGCCGACCAGCTCCGCAACCTCGCGGCCGCCCTCGACCAGCTTGCCGAGCTCCGCCGTACCGCAGGCGTCGTGCCTGGCGAGTACTACGACGGCTTCCCGAAGGTCCACGTCTTCGGCGTGGACGAGTCGTGGGAGCTCGAGTGGGTCGACGGGGACAACGGCGACGGCCACTACACCGCAGCGGTGGTGAAGAACCGATGAGCCTCCGTCGTACCGCCCTGCAGCGCCGGAGCGAGTTGCGTCGTACGCCGCTGGTCCGGAAGAAGCCGATGGCCCGGGCCCGCGCGGTCCGGATCCAGGTCGCGAAGGCTCGGCGGGACACCGGCCCGACGCGGGAGCAGCGCGCGATCGTGCTGGACCGGGCGCGCGGGTGCTGCGAGATGTGCGGCGGCCGGCTCCACGTCGCCGGCCGCGGCTGGGTCGCCCGGCACGCCATCCACCACCGCCAGCCCCGCCAGATGGGCGGCACCAGCCGGCCGGAGATCAACTCCCCGGCCAACCTGCTGCTCATCTGCGACGACGGAACCGAGCGGACCTGCCACCGGTGGGTCGAGTCCCACCGTGCCGAGGCCTACGAGCTCGGCCTGCTCGTCCGCGCTTCCGCCGACCCCGCGTCGGTGCCGGTGCTCCTCGAGGGCGGCGACCGGTACCTCCTGACCGCCGACGGCGGCCGGGTCCTCCTCCCCAGCGACGAAGGAGTTGACGTCGAATGAGCGTCCTCAACTACACGACCCAGATCGCCGCAGCCAAGACCGTCGGCGAGGTCCAGACCCTTCTTGCCGGGCACGGGGCGTCTCGGATCGCGGTGGACTACGACGGCGGCGCGCCGGTCGGTGTCACCTTCGCGCTGACCACCGCCCACGGTCCGCGGCTGTTCACGCTGCCGGTGGACGTGGATGCCATGCACCGGCTCCTCACCGCCGAGGTGAAGGCGGGTCGGCTCCGCGGCGGCAAGTCCCGGGCGGTGATGCTCTCCCGCGAGCAGGCCGAGCGCGTTGCGTGGCGCGTCGTCAAGGACTGGCTGGCCGCGCAGCTCGCGCTGGTGCAGACCGAGATGGCGGCCATGGACCAGGTGATGCTGCCGTACCTCCACGCCGATCAGTCCGGCCGGACGCTGTACGCGGCCTACCGCGACCGGGAGAACGTCTTGGCGCTGGAGGCCGGTCGATGAGCGCTCGGCATGAGGAGGCGGTCGGAGACGCCCGGAAGCGCGGGGCGTTTGGCACCGCGGAAGCCCCGGAGTTCTCCGGACGCCTGGAAGGCGCTCCTGGGGACGGTTCTGAGGCGCTGGTGGCCGGTAGGGCTGACCTCGTCGACGTGATCCTCTCGGCGCGGTGGCCCGATGGCGACACGTCTGGCTTCCCGTCCCGCCGTGTCGCAGACCGGATTGCGGACGCCGTCCTTGCGTCCTCCTGGTTCGCCGCCCACGACCGCCAGACCGCTGAACGCGCCTGGGAGGAAGGCGCGCAGGCCGAGTACGACCTCGATCGCGGCCATATCGACGACTTCAACAACCCCTACTCCGAGGAGGCCCACCGTGGCTGAACTCACCGACACCCAGCGCGAGGCCCTGGAGTCTGCCTGCCTCGAAGGACTGGTGTGGACCGAGCACGGCTATCGCTACCGACCCAACGTTGGAGCCGACGCCGTTGAACGACTGCTTCCCGTCGTCGTCCGTGAGCACGTCACCGCCGCACTGGACGAGATCGAGAAGCGCATCAACGGAGACGCCATCACTGTTGGCGACACCCTCCGGATCATCCGTGACTACCGGCAGGAGCAGGACCGATGAGCCGCCCGAGTTCAGTCGTTCTCGGCAAGGACCGAGACGTCATCCCGCAGCTGATCGAGACCCACGCCGTAGCCGAGCCGCGCATCATCGACGTCACCTTCAACAAGGGCGTGATGTGGAAGGGCACCGGATACGCGCCGTATCGGGTCGACGTGAGTCGGGAGATGTCCCCGGAGGCCGACTTGATCGCCGATTGTCGGGCGCTCCCGCTAGCCGACTCTTCGTGGGACGTGGTGGCATTCGACCCGCCCCACCTTCCGGCGGCCGCGGCTTCGGCTGGGTCCTCAGGGATCGAGCGCGCGCAGTACGGACTGACGGCCGAGGGCGACTATCGGCAGGGCGACAACATCAACCCGCTGTTCGTCGACTTCCTCCACGAAGCGCGACGGATCCTCTCGCCAGAGGGCATCGTCATCGCGAAGATCGCCGACCTGGTTCACAACCATCGGTACCAGTGGCAGCACGTTGCTCTCATCAACGCGGCCGAGTCGATCGGGATGACGGTGTGCGACGCGGTCATCAAGATCGACCCGACGGCAGGGAACCTCAAGTCGTCGAAGTGGCAGCGCGTCAACCACTTCCGCCGAGGCCACTGCTTCTGGCTTGTGATCCGCATGGGCAGTCGCTGTGAACCTCGCCGCTCGGGCACGCGACGGGAGGCCGACTGATGACCGCCTCGACCGACCTGGACGACACGCTCGCCAACATCCGCGCGAGGGCCGAAGCAGCAACCGATGGGCCGTGGTTTGTCGAGCCATGCGGCGACTTCGGCGCGAAGACCGCACTGATCCCCGACGTGCTGCGTGAGCGATACGGCGTGAACTCCCTCAGTTGCGGCGAGGACTTCGCCACCGCCGAGTTCATCGCGCACGCCCGCACCGACGTGCCCCGGCTGCTCGACCTGCTCGACGAGGCGCGGGCCGAAGCGGAGCAGTGGAGACAGGCCGCGGTGACATTCAGCGACGACTACCACGCCGAGGTCAACAAGCGCATCGACGCCGAGTCCGCGCTCAACGGCGCCGACACCACCACGACCGACGGGAGCGAGGCATGAGCGTCCTCCGCCCGGTCCGCGCGCACCGAGCCCGGCGCGCCCGACGCCAGGCCGCCCGCGCTGCCGCCGAAGCCCGCCACGAGGCGATGTGGATCCGCTTCTGGGCCGCCATGCACGACGCCACCAAGACCACGACCGACGGCGACGCCGTCACCGAAGGAGACACCCATGCCTGAGACTCCGATCGACCGCGCCGAGCCGGCGTACCAGTACGGGCGCATGCTCGGCACGTTCCAGCGGGGCATCCTCGAGTTCGCTCGGCTCGTCCAGGCCGGCTTCGACGAGGGGCGGTACGGCCGCCGCGTGATCGAACTCAGCGTCCAGGAGCGCGAGCACATCGCCGAGGAAGCCCACCGGCGTCGACTCGCGGCCGAGCGCCGCCAGGGGCTCCAGTACGTCGACCGCTACGCCGCCAAGGTGCGGGCCGACCTGGGGCTGCCGCGATGACCGGCCTGCACGCCGCGCTGGCCGCGCTGCTGGCCGAGCACTCGGCCGACCTGCCCGTGGCGACCGACAGCACGACGGCGGTCTTCTGCACGAGCCGGAACCCCGATCCTCCACACCAGCGGTGCGGGCAGGGAGCCAACCGCCTGACCCTGCGGCACTACGAGGAGCGATGATGGAAGACCTGCGCGCGGGACTGCTCGCGCTGATCGACAAGGGCCTGGCCGAATCGGTCGAGATGGCCGAGCGGGGCGCTCTCGCGGCCCAGGCCAACGTCCGGTGTCCCGACTGTGGGCTGCGGTACGAGGAGCGCCAGGAGTACGGCTGCCAGGAGGAGGCGCGAGCGCACTCCTACGACGAGCGCGAACTCGCTGAGGCGGCTGAGCGGGGGCGCCACCTCGACCCGCAGGACGTGACGGTGCCGCTGATCGCCCTCGGCGCGCTGCTCGAAGAGCACCCAGTCGACGTGTCCGTGGAGTCCGAGAGCGTGACGATGGCGCCGCCGCTCACGCCTGACCCAACGGAGTGCGGGCACCGCTTCCCCGATGGCACTCTGTGCACCCTCTCGGATGAGGCGCACGAGATGCCCGGGATGAAGCACCACGCGCCCGTTCCCGAGCCGTCCGACAGCACGGCGGCGGCGTTGATCGAGCGGTCGTCGTTCGGCACCCCGGAAGCCGTGGCTCTGCGCGCGTCCGTCAGCGACGAGGTCGCTGCTCGCGTCGTGGCTCGCGCGAAGGAACTGGAGGCTGACGCACCCGCACCCGCTCCCGAGCCGTCCGACCGGGCCGGGCTGAGCGAGAAGTGGCTGAGCGCGTCCGACGCTGCCCGCAAGGCCGAGCACCACTTCCCGGCCGACTGCCTGGCCGAGGCGGCGCTCGTAGTCGCCAGCCTTGAAGGCCACCTCCACGCCGCCGAGCAGGAGGCCGCCGCACTGCGCGCCCAGGTCGCGGCGGTCGAGGCGCTGCACCGCCCTGACGGCGGGATCGAGGGCCCGGGCGCGATGTGTGTGGCCTGCACGAGCGACTTCGGCCTCCCGTCTGAGGATCCCGTGCCCTGGCCCTGCCCGACGATCGCTGCTCTCGGTGGCTCGGCGCAGGTCGTCCAGCGGTTCAAGGACGAAGAGCGCTGCCCCTACGTCGCTACCGACCCGGGCACCACCCGTCGCCCTCGCGACGACGGCTGGCGCTGCGGTCACACGGCCGGAAGCGTCCACAACCACACGCTCTACAGCGCCGACGGCGAACATGTCTTGTACGCGGGCACATGGAGTCTTCCGGAGCGCGCTCGGGTGCTGCGGGACGGCGGCGACCATGGCTGAGCGCTGCGACCAGGAGATGTGCCCGATGTGGGACGGCGACGGCTGTCCCTGCGTCACGTTCGACCTCGACCGTGACGACCTCCCGATGTCGGGCTTCTTCTCCGTCACGACCGAGGAAGGCGACGACGATGCCTGAGCCCGACCCGATCGCCGAACTGCTCGAGCACCTGGCCGAGCAGCAGTGGCGCCGCATGACCCGCAGCGGCGTGCCGTGGGACCAGCTGAACGAGAGCGACCGGCGTGCATGTCGGGCGATCGTGAAGCCCATCCTCGACGACCTCCTCGCCAGCGGCCACGCCGCGGCCGAGTGGGCTGTAGTCGACCGCGGTCGGACCATCCACATCGAGGGCGCTACCTGCCCGGCTGACGTCCTCGCCGGCGCGCACGGACACGGCGCCACCCAGGTCGGTGTCGTCCGGCGACTGGTCTGGCGCACCGGCTGGGAGCCCCTCGCCCGGGTCGAGAAGAAGGCCGGCCGCCGCGAGCTCGACGGACGCACCTGGGGCGATTTCCCTGAGGCGGTGACCGACCGTGGCTGAGTGCCCCCACCCGGAGAAGCACCGGCATGCCACCAGGGCGGCGGCCGTTCTCGCACAGGAGTCGCTCGAGCGGGTCCGTGGAATCGACCTCGCTCTCGGCCCGTACCCGTGCGGGGACCACTGGCACCTGGGGCACCGCAGGAAGAGCGGGAAGGCGGCCCTGCGCCGGGCGCTGGCTGACGGCCGCCGGAACGCCTGGACCGCACGGAAGGCACGTCCGCGATGAGCGACCTCGACACGTACCTGGACCGTGCGTGCGCCGACGGTCGGCTCACCGTCGAGGACGCCGACGAGGTCCGCCGGTTCGGGGACTTCCTCCGCGCCCTCATGGCCGCGGGCGCCCGGCCGGGCAGTCCTGAGGCCGTCCGCGTCTACGCCGAGCACTACCCCGACAACGAACCCCACCACTCCCTCGACGGACGAGTGGCAACCGAGTGACCCCCACCGCCCAGACCGACAACCCGCTGGTCAAGGTCGTCCGCGACCTGACCGAGATCGAACGCTGCTACGACGAGCTGCGGGCTCAGGCGATCGCCTCTGGCGACGACCCCGATATCCCGGGCGGCGCGGCGATGGTCGCGCTCGGGCCTGTGGCCGACCTCGAGACGTGGGCGCACCTGCTCGATGCCACCGAGTCCTACGCTGACCACCCCGACGCCCGACTCCGCCGCCGCCCCTACACCAGCGTCGATGACGAGGAGGACGACGAGGACCGCTGGCCGCCGCAGCAGATCATCGGCTACTGGGTCGGCGAGTGGCGCCGCCGCCGCGGCGAGGACTACGACGGCCTGCACCGCACCCCGGGGTCGGACCTGAACTACCTGCGCGGCGCGCTGGGCTGGGCGCAGGAGCACGAGGCTTCGGCGTTCCCGCGGTTCGCCGCCGACGTCCGCCGTGCCCGCCTCACGGCCGAGAACATCGTTGCCGAGGGACGCCGGTCCGACCGCTCTCGCATCGTGTGCGACCGCGACTACTGCACGAAGAAGCCGCGCCTCGTCCGCACCTACGCCCCGCGTTTCCTCGTCGGCTGGACCTGCACCACCTGCCACGACCACACGCCGGCCGAGTACCGGTGCGAGGACCGCAACCACCTCGTTCCGGCGTCCGAGCTCGCCTGCACTCGCATGGTCGGAGCGAAGGGCGCCCGCCACGCCTGCGGATCCCGAACGCGCCCCGTCACGCCACCGCCGGCCGCGTGCTGCAACCCCCGCTGCCCCGCGTTCGCCCCACCGGTCGAGATCCACGCGAGTGCCCCCGAGCGCGACGGCTGGAAGTGCCCCGCCTGCAAGCATCGCTACGACGACCAGGAACTCCAGCGCGCCCACGCCCGCATGCTCTGGCGCCCCGAGGCCGACCGCCTGGTCCGCCTCCAGGAAGCCGTCGCCACCCTCAAGGCCCAGGGCCGCGGGGAACGCACCGTGCGCCGCTGGCTCGCCCCGCGGCTCGAGCTGGTCGACCGCTGCACCGAGTGCGCCGCGCTGTGGCCGGTCGAGGAGTACCCGGCCTGCCCCGCCGACCTCCCGCCAGAGGAGCCTGGTGGCGACCCGGTCACCTGCGGCGGGATCCTCGACGAGCACTGGCACGGCGACGCCGAAGCCGTCGTCGAGGGCTGGTGCGACATCGCCACCCACACCACCTGGTTGTGGTGGCCCGATCTGTGGCGTCTCCACCTCACGACCCGCAGCACGCGGCGCGACAAGGCACGACTGACGGCATGAAGCCCTGGTCCAGTGGCGGGACCCAGTGGGCCGACCGGACTAGGTCTAGCTGCCGCCGTTGCCGCCGACCAGGGCGTGGGCGTCGACGTCGACGTGCTTGACCGTGACCTCGAACTCGCCCTCGAAGACGTCGTGTACCTCGGCAGCGGTCAACCTCCAGCGGGCGGTGATGGACTCTACGGCGACGGTCACGGGCAGCATCACAAGGACCACGTCGTCATCGTCCGACAGGCGCGTCGTCTCAGGCCTGAGATCCTGGAACGAGAGCCCCAAGCGAGCAGGCAGCGCGCTCTCGATCTTGGTGACGCCGTCTGGTGATCTCACCGGGATCGATGAACTCACTCGACCGAATGAATACCCCCCAAGAGCGCCGATAGTGTCGGTTCCCCACGCCTTCGGACGCCCAGGCAGGACGTCGAACTCCTCGTCGTCCTCAAGCGGGCTGAGCCACTCCAGTGCTCTCACGGGAGCATCGAACTCGATCTCCACACGGACGTCACGGAGGAAGGTGCGCGTCCGATTGGTCACCCGAATCTGCAGACCATCCAGCTGATGAGCAGCCAACGCAAGCGGGCCGGCGAACGGGTCATCGGTGATCGACGTACGCCACGCCTCCACCTCCTGGGTGAACCTGGCTCTTGGCCGTGTGTCCATCGAACCCAGAACACGGAACGCCGCGGACGCACCCCTCGGCGCCACGTGGGAAAGCAGCCTGTCAGCCTCCCGATTGACGCGCTCCACGATGGGCGCCGCCTCGATGGCGAAGGACTGGACCTGCCCCAGCAGTTCGACATCAACGTCCACTGTCACCCGCGGCGCCTGAGCTCGACTGATCATCTGACGGATCTCGGCACCTGACGCCCGGCGGGTGTCGCCGTCGCCGCGGACGTAGATCGCGCCGTCTTGAAGGCCAGCCGGGCCGTCGGCCAAGCACGTCCACACCGCCCCGGTCGGTGGGTCGACCACGATCATGATCACGTCGCGGTCATCGTCGACCGGGATGCGCTCGAAGTCCCAGACAGGCCCGTCGACCCCGGTGAACTTCTGGACGTCCCGCTCAAGATCCATCGCCTCGAACGCCCCGACGCCTGCCGCGACACCCGCGCCCACTCCCAGGACCATCAACGCGTGCCCCTCGAACCGCTTAGCGGCTCGGTCGGCATCCCGATTGGCCGCAGCGAGAACGAACTTGGCGACCTTTGCGCGGCCCTCCTTCGTCGTCAGGTCGACGTCGGACTTCACCTCGAGGAAGTACCGCTCGACCCGGTCGTCTGAAGACCTCACGTAGTCGAGCAGCGCCATCCGGCCGCGCTCGCCTTTGGGGAGCCGGGTCAGGTCAAGATCGCTCACCAGCGGATTCCATCATCTCTTGGCGAGAGCCGACCGCGGGATCGCGTAATCCCGCCCGATCTTGGTCGCGGGCAGCGTGTGGCGGCCGATCCGGTCGAGGACGGCCTGACGGCTGACGCCCAGTTCGGCCGCAGCCTCGGTGACCGAGACGAGGTCAGGAAGCGTCTCCCATCCCTCGCGCTGGTCGGCCTCCTCCTCGGTCATGGCGGTGACTGCGACCACCGCGTGCGCCCCGGCCTGTTCGACGGCCGCGATCGCGAGCATGACGGCCTGACGGACGTGCTCGGCGGGGAGGGTTACGTCGATCGTGACCCATCCCCGCTCGGACACGCTGACGGCGGCGTGCAGGTCCTGCAGCTGCTCAAGGAGCTGCTCAGCGCGCGCCGCGGTGGGGTTCGTCTCGGCGGTCTCGATGGTGACGGTGTGCATGTTCATGGTGTTCCGGTCCTCGGTCTCTGTCTGGGATGATGGAGGTCCGAGGACCGGGGCGATTTGCGCGCCCCGGTCCTCTCTGCGGCTGCTAGGGCGGCCACTTGAACCCGGCCCGCTTAGCGGCGGCGAGCCCGTTCTTGATCGAGCGCCAGTCGCTGGCCGTGCCAGCGAACATCGCCACGAACCGGCCCTCGCGGTACACCGCGATGTGACCCTTCTTGGTCCGCTCGACCTCGAAGCCCTGCTGTCCCAGGGCCTTCACGATCTTCTTCATGTCCTTGTCCATCATCATCACCTCCTCTCGTCCCCTTGACAAGGTCAATTCTACCTCAGACCTTACTAAACAACAAGGGAAGGTGAGCGCGTTGATCTAGGGACTCGGCGCGTCCAGCCGCCACGAGACCGCGGTGTCCGCCGTCCCCGCTATGCTTCTGGCACCGGATCCGGCTGCTGCTGCATACCCGGACCTCCATCCCTCGGCCCGTCTAGCGCACCCGCTGACGGGCCTTCGTCGTTCCCCGGGCTGGGAGGTGCGATGCCGAAAGCGATCACGCACCAGCTCGACATCTACGGCGTCCACCTCCACCTCGCTACCGACCGGCGTCAGTGGAGCACGCTGCGTCGCAAGCTCACGTTCCTCGACAAGACGGTCGACCACCTCGGGCTCACGACGTTCGCGACCTGGGTGCCGAACAAGCCTGGCGCCTCGATCCCGTACCTGGTGTTCTGGATCGACCTCGCAGCCCACGCCACTGACGCCGACCTGATCAACACGCTCGCCCACGAGGCCAGCCACGGCGCCGGCCAGGTCCTCGACTGGGTCAGTCACAAGGTCCCCGGGACCGACGAGCCACACGCCTACCTGGTCGGGTGGCTGACCGAATGGCTGTGGACCGGTTGCCTCGCACACCGGGCGGGCTGATGCCGCTGCGAGTCTGCGCTGAGGTCGACTGTCACGAGCTGACGACCAACGCGCGATGTGACGACCACCGTCGGCAGCGAGACCGGGAGCGAGGGAGCGCGACGAGCCGCGGCTACGGCCAAGCACACCAGGCTCTGCGCGCCGACTACCAGCGCCAGATGGACGACGGCATCAGGTTCACCTGCTGGCGCGATGGGAAAGAGATCGACCCGACGCACTGGCGTCTCGGTCACTGCGACATCGACCGCAACCGATACCACGGCCCTGAGCACGTCGCCTGCAACCAGGCGACCGCCGGCCGCACCGGGTGCCCGCACCCCAGCCACACCTGAACGACCCTCCCGACCCCTGGGGGGTGCCCCGAACCGCCCTCCTTCCGGGACTGAGGGGGAGGCGAAATCCGGTCTGTACGGTTCCCCGGCATCTCCGGGGCCGCCCTCGACCCTCACCACGAGCGAGCCGCCGGCGCGACGCCGCACCTCGCCTGATCCATGCAGCGCGACGCTGCTGGGAGGTGGCCAAGTGCCTGCACGGAAGAAGGACCCCTCGGTCCGCGCGCGCCGGAACAAGACGGCCGGGCGCGCGACCCTGCGCCGGGTCCCGGAGAACACGACCAACGCCGAGGCCTACGGGTCGATGACCCTCGTCCAGCTGCGTGAGGCGATCGACGTGGTCAACGCGGGCCGGCCCGCAGACGCCCAGCTGCCCAAGCGCGGAGCGAAGGCCGCCCTCGTGGAGATGCTGGTCGCGGCCGAACGTCAGATCCCCGACATGCCGGCCCACCCGCCGCGGTTCGTCGGCGAGGGCGAGGACAGCTACGAGGTCGACGTCGACTGGCACCCCCAGACCGAGGCCTGGTGGAACGAGGTCTGGACCTCGCCGATGGCCAGCGAGTGGGACGACTCCGACCGGCACAACCTGTTCGTCCTCGCGCTGCTGTACGACGACATCTGGACCGCCTCCACGCCGAAGATGCGCAAGGAGGCGATGGCCGAGTTCCGGCTGCAGCGCGCCGACCTCGGGCTCTCGCCGTACAGCCGCCGGCGGCTCGAGTGGACCATCGAGTCGGCCGACGAGGCCAAGGACCGCGGTGAGCAGCGGCGGCAGCGGCGAGCCGAGTCGCATCGCCCGGCGTCCAAGGCGGCCGCCGGGGCTGAGGACCCGCGCAACATCCTGCGGTCCGTGAAGTAGCAGCGGCCCGCGACGTGGCGACTCTGGTCGTTCCCGATCTCGACGAAGATCCCTGGCCGACTCTCGGCGGCCAGGTTGCCGACCTGATCGAGGACTGCGCGATCTTCGGACCCGGGTCGCTCAAGGGCCAGCCGGCCAAACTCGACGCCGAGAAGCGCGCCGCGCTGTACCGGATGTACGAGGTCTACCCGCAGGGACACCGGTTCGCTGGACGCCGGCGGTTCAAGCGCTGCGGGATCTCCTGGCGCAAGGGCCTGGCCAAGACCGAGTTCATGGCCTGGGTCGCGTTCGCCGAGCTCCACCCCGAAGGCCCCGTGCGATGCGACGGGTTCGACGCCCACGGCAACCCCGTCGGCCGGCCGGTCCGAGACCCGTACATCCCGCTGCTCGCAGTCACCGCCGAGCAGGTCGAGGAGCTCGCCTACGGCGCCCTGTACGTGATGTGCACCGAGGGCCCCGACGCAGAGCTATTCGACGCCACGAACGAGCGGATCGTCCGGCTCTCCCCGAGCGGCACCGCCGACGGCAAGGCCGTCCCGCTCTCGAACTCGCCCGGCAGCCGCGACGGTGCACGCACCACCTTCCAGTGCTTCGACGAGCCCCACCGGCTCGTGCTGCCTCGGCAGATCGACGCGCACGAGACGATGGTCGCCAACCTCGAGAAGCGGGTGCTCGAGGACCCCTGGGGCCTCTACGTCGGCACGGCCGGCGAAATCGGCCAGGGCTCGATCGCCGAAGGCCTCCACGAGGAGGCGCAGTCGATCGAGAAGGGCGAGGTCGACGACCCGCAGCTCTTCTACTTCCACCGCGAGGCGGGCCCCGGGTTCGACCTCGACGAGTTCACCGAACGGGTCGACGCTGTCGCTGAGGCCACCGGCCCGGTCGGCGAGTACGGCCCCGGGCAGTTCGAGTCGATCGCCCGTCAGTGGGACCGTCCTCGCGCGGACAAGGCCTACCTCGAGCGGGTGTGGCTGAACCGGTGGGTCAAGGCCGGCCGGCAGGCGTTCGACGTCAAGCGGTGGGGCGGTCTCGCGACCGCCGACCCGATCGCCGCCGGGTCGTTCGTCACCTGGGGCTTCGACGGCGCCCGGTACCGCGACTCGACCGCGATCGTCCTGACCGACATCCCTACCGGCCGGCAACGGCTCTGGGCGCTGTGGGAGAAGCCGCTCACCGCCGACGACAAGTGGGAGATCACCGAGCAGCAGGTCCTCGACTCCCTCGACGAGCTGCACGACACCTTCTCCGTCTGGCGGGGTTACTACGACCCCTTCTACTGGACCGAGGCGATGCGCAAGGCCGCCGGGAAGTACGGCGACAAGGTCGTCGTCGAGTGGCGCACCAACCGCACCCTGGCGGCCGCGTGGATGGCGCGACGCTACGGCGAGGCGATCAGCGGGGGCGACGTCACGCGCTGCAAGGACGACCCGTTGGCCGAGGACTTCGATCGGCACATCGCCGCCGCGGGTCGGGAGACCGTGAACCACTGGGACGACCAGGGCGAGCAGCTGTTCATCCTTGCCAAGATCCACCCCGACCGGAAGTTCGACGTCGCCATGGCCGCCCAGCTCTCCTGGGAAGCCCGCCTCGACGCCCTCAAGGCTGGCGCGCAGCCCGACGACGGCCCCACGTACTTCCGCCTGCCGCGCTGACCACCACCCGACGCTGACCGAGGAGGTCCATCACTCATGGCGCTGACCTCCGAAGAGATCGACCTCCTGAACAAGCTGCGCGCGCGGGTCAACAAGCAGCACCGCAACGACGAGCTCCTGCTGCGCTACTACCAGGGCCGGCAGCGCGTCGAGCAGCTCGGCATGGCGATCCCCCCGGAGATGCGCCGGTTCCTGGTCATCACGAACTGGTGCCGAACCGTGGTGGACACCATCAACGATCGCCAGCAGGTCCGTTGGCTGATCCTGCCCGGCAAGGAGACCGCCGACCCGAAGCTGCGCGCGATCTGGGACGCCAACAACCTCTCCGCCCACGTGTCGATGTTCAACGCCCGACCGGATGATCTTCGGCCGCGCCTTCATGAGCGTCGGCACCAACGAGGACGACCCCGACCTCCCGCTGGTGCGGGTGGAGTCCCCGCGGCAGATGGCGGCCATCATCGACACCCGCAAGGAGCGGATCGAGGCGGCGGCCCGGTTCTACCGGAAGGACGGCGACCGAGGCAGCCAGGCACGGGCCACGCTGTTCAAGCCGAACGAGACGATCCAGGTCGAGCGCGGCCCTGAGGGAAAGTGGATCGAGGTCGACCGCGACGACCACAAGCTCGGCGCGGTCCCGATCGTCATGCACCTCAACCGGCGGCTCTCCGGCTCCTGGTCGGGTGAGTCCCAGATGACCGACATCATCCCGGTCGTGGACTCAGCGGCCCGGTCGCTGACGAACCTGCCAGTTCGCCCAGGAGGCCCACGGCGTACCGCGCATGTGGATCGCCGGTGTGCGGAAGGAAGACTTCGTCGACGAGCGCGGCAAGCCGATCCCACAGTACGAGGCCTACTTCGACGCGATCCACACGATCGCGAACGCCGCCGGCAAGGTCGGTCAGCTCACGGCCGCCGACCTGAAGAACTTCGAGACGTCGATGAACGTGTACCGCACGGAGGCGTCAGTCAACACCGGGTTCCCGGGGCGGTTCTTCGGGCTCAACACCACCAACCCGCCGGCCGAGGGCGCGATCCGAGCCGACGAGGCCAAGCTGATCCGGTCGGTGGAGGCACAGAACGAGCAGGTCGGCATGTCGCTGGGCTGGGTCGGCGCGCTGGCGATGCGGTTCGCCACCGGCGAGTGGGTGAAGGGCAACCGTGTCCGGGTCGAGTGGTACGACCCGGCCACCCCGACCGTGGCGCAGCGCATGGACGCCGTCACCAAGGCCGTCGGCAGCGACATCCTGTCCCGCGAAGGTGCCTGGGACGAGCTCGGCTGGTCCGAGCCCCGCAAGGAGAAGGAGCGAGGCTACTTCTCGCGCCAGGCAGCCGAGCAGGCCGCAGTGTCGGTGGACCCGATCGGCGCCGCGCTGCTGAGGGACGCCGGTGTCATCGCTCCTGTCGCGGGCGCGTAGCCACTACCGCTCTCAGCAGCGGGTCGCCCTCGGCGGCGTACGAGCAGTCCGCCAGGTTGTCCGGAGCGCCGAGACACCACGGCAGGCCGCGTCCGCCGCAGCTTCCACACTCGCCACCTACCAGCTGGCCGCGGCGATGGCGGCTTCGCGGACCATGGCCCGCGAAGCCGGCCGCAATGCGCTGAGCTCGCCGGCAGCGTTCGCTGGCACCACCCAGCTGGGGTGGCCGATCGAGTCCCCGATCGAGACCATCGTCAGTCGCCTCACGGCCGACCTCGACGGTGAGATCGCTCGGCTGCAGGACTCGATGCTGGCCTCCCTCGACATCTTCGTGCAGTCGGAGATCGTCGCCGCTGGCGCCGACGCCGCCTCGGTGGAGATCGTGGCCGGTCACGAGTGGACCCGCTTCGTCGCGTCCTCGACCTGCCCTCCTGCG